CGCCAACTTCGGTTTACAAGGCCTACAAGCGCGGCGCATACCGCAAAGCCACTACAGCGGCCGCACAGGCCGCGATCGGTGCCGGTCGCATGGTTCGCATCGGCTCATATGGTGACGGGGCCGCAGTGCCGGCCGATGTATGGGAAGGGTTAAAGGCCGACGCGAAGGGCCACACGGCATATAGCCACCAATTCGATACAGCGGCCGCACCGAGCCCTTCGATCTATATGCACAGTGCCGACACACTAGCCGACGCGCAAACCGCGTGGGCCGCTGGTCGTCGGACTTTCCGAATTGTGGCCGAAGTGGCCGAGATCGTAAAAGGCTCTGAAATTGAGTGTCCTAGTGATCGTGGCGTGAAGTGCGCCGACTGTGGACTGTGTGACGGCTCAAAGCGCGCCAAGTCGGTCGCGATCGTGGTTCACGGCACCGGCGCGAAGCACTTTACCAGCGCTGTACAGTAACTCGAGATTTAGCGAAGGATGAACCGCATGATCAAATTAAAAAAACGCGCGGCCTGTGCATGGGCCGGTAATGGCATGGGGACCAGCGCGGCCGCGTGGGTAGTACAAGGCCGCGAACACTACCGCATCGTAGAGCACCGGCCGAAGTGGTGGAAGGCCTACAACGACGCCGAAGGGCCGGTGGTGGTGGTCCCTTATGCCGAAACCCGCGCGGCCTGTGTGGCCCTTTTGTCGGCCCTTATCGATCAACCCTAAAAGTCGAAACCGGCCGACGCCGGTCGCGCAGTGCTGGCAAACTGCGCCTGATGAGACGCCATTTTTAAAGGATGCAAAAGCATGACTGTAATTAAACTAAAAGGCTTCGGCCAACCTGAAAAGCCAAACGCTGGAATGTCGCAAGATGCGCGCGTGGGGGGTCGCCGTCGCGCGGTGCACTTCTTCGCCTGTTCACACTGCGACTGGTGGACCGATACCGACCCGCTCGAGGCGATCGCTCGAGGCCAACGCCTAGGGTCACCGTTTACGGTGTGGGCGGTGCCTTGTGGGGCTGGGGACTCATACCAGATCGAAGAATACCGGCCACAGGTCGAAGGGGCCATGATCATCGCTTCATACGGGTTCGACGACTTCGACCGCGCCTGTGATGAGGGGGGGACGGTATGAGCACCGGCCGTATATACATTGCCGAGCCGTGGGCCTCGCTGGTCCTGTCAGGCCAAAAGGTCATCGAGACGGCCCACATCAGACTTCCAGCGCAGTTTATAGGCCGGTGGCTCGACGTCCAAGCGGCCGGAGGGCTTCGCCTCGGGCGCGTCAAGTTCAGCGGCTGGCGACGGTATGACAGCACCGAAGACTTCGAGAGCGAGTACCTGCTCCACCACGTGCCGAAAGGTAGCCGGTTCCACTTCGAAGCGCGCCGCCAAACCTTCGGCTGGAAGGTGGCAGGGGCCGAGGCCTACGAGCCTGTGAAGGGGCCCGCGATGCGGTCGCAGTACCGCCTCGAACTGTACAAGTAACAGCACAAGTCGAAACCACCGGGAGGTGGTCGCGGGGTGGTGGCAACCCTCGCCTGATGAGACGCCAAAACAAACGTAAGGACACACTAGCATGACATACTGGATCAAGACCCAACTGGGTGAATTCAAGACCACCGAAGAGAAGCTGACCGACCGGCTCGAGTTTATAACTGCGCTCTGGTCAACCCGGGGGATCGTAGACTTCGAGGCCGGGGAATACACCATCGGCCACTGCAAGCGCAACAACGGCCAGCACATCCCCGGGCAACTGTACTTTGAGCACAACGAAGAGGGCGAAGACCACGCCGGTGGCCTGTGGTTCGACGGTGCGACACTCGACGACTACGACGGCACATATTGTCTGCCGCGTGCCGTTGGTCGTGCACTGCGTGACCTCGGCATCACAGTGGACGACGCCTGTTTTTCTGACGACGGCCCATACAACCTGTGAGGCCAAAACAGGGGGTCCTGCAATTAGAGGATCCTCTTGCCCCGAAACGCAAACGAAAGGTAATTCGCAATGACTATTGAAACAGATAACACGTTGGCACGCTTCGCCTCATTGGCGATCAAGCACGACCTGACCCACGCCTATTCGGACGACCACAGCAAGTGGTCCGAGGGTGTTCGCCAGATCGAAGAACTCCGAGCCATCTACAACGCGCAGGACCTACCCACCAAACGGGTGCTGGTCGATGTGTGGAACACGATCGTGAACACCAAGGTGAAAGCACCAGAGGCCGCTCAGTGGTATTGGAGTGAGCCGGAAGGGGGTAGCCAGTGATCAGTGAAATAAAACGCACCTTGGCCGATTCTGGCCTGTCTAAATGGGAATTGGTGGGGGAGTTCCTCGCTGGTGTCTGTGTTTTCGCAGTCCCAATCCTGATGCTGTTCATCGGGGCCGCCTTCGGTCTCTGAGATGCACCCATCCGGAATGACAATAGAGCGGTGGATGTGGCCCTTCAAGACTGAGGCCGAGCGTGCCTTGGTCGTGAAGTACTTCCGCAAGCTGGAGCAAGCCGAGAAAGATCGGCTTTTCGATCTACTACCTGACGCACCCTTTTGAGAGGATTCTATGCTTATCACACGAATTTCAATGCTCACCGGGGAGGCCCACACCCGTGACCTGTCGGTCACCACGCGGGACCTCGATCGGTACTATGGTGGGCTGTTGCTACAGGACGCCTTCCCTAATCTGACCGCAGGTGAGCGCGAGTTCATCAAGACGGGCATCACCGACGACGAGTGGGAGATGTTCGCCTTTGAACAAGAAGAGGAACAACGACGCATCGATGCAGGTGAATCGTTGTGATCACTTGGGGGAAGTACAGCTTCCCACCTGTGAACCTCTATGTAATCGGTCGTGGCAACATACAGCACACCGTGAAGAAGTCCTTTATAACCGGAGAGAAAACCATGCTGACCTACCTACCTAAACTACCTGACGACGCACCCGACAACGCACCCTGCGAATGTGAAGAGTGTGGCGTTGTGTCTGAGGCTTGGGAGTTGAACTCGATCGAAGACTTTCACCGCCATATGTACGCAGGTGATACAGTCCCCGCTGGTCAATGCCCCAAGTGCGATGGCTTTGCCTACCTGTTAGAGGGGAGAAGTGATGAAGATTGAAGACAACGATTACAAAGGCTTTGACGACGGGGGATCTTGGGTCCCTGCGCTCGTCATTGGGCTTCTTCTGTTGTTCGTATTCGGTAAGTACCTGCTCTGGCTGGTGCTTGCCGCGACCATGTGAGCAATTAGAGGATCCTCTTGCCCAGAGTGAAAAGAAAGACTATAGAGTAACTAAAGAACCACTAAAGGGAGAACCCACTCCCACTCCACCTTGGAAGGACTAAAGAATGACTAAAGTAAAGACTGAAGTAGGAAAAGAAAAGGAGGTCGCCACCTATGGCACATCAGCAATACGACTCGTCAACTAAAGAAGCACGCATCCTAAGAGCGGAGGGTGGTGATTATATCAAGCGCTTACGCATTGATCGTGGTCTTACCCAAAGGGAACTCGCAGATGCACTTGGTCTGAAGTACTACTCGTTCATCTCGCAACTCGAGAATGGACAGGGTAGGCTCCCGCCAAACCTCTATGTCAAAACAGCCCGTGTTCTTAAAGTTCCGGTCGCTGAGTTTGCACTGAGTATGTTGTCTTTTTATGATCCCCACACACACGCGGCGATTACGACGCAAGAGGAACTATCGTATGAACATAGCCTACCTAAAAATAACAGCCTTCAACGAGACTGACAAAAACACTCTGAAGAACACCTTCGAACCCTACGGTATGGCTGTCGAATTCTTTGAGACCGACGAGTGTGAGGATTACGCTCTGGTCTACCACCAAAACGGTGGTGTCAGATGTCACATCGGGTTTCTGACAACCGGCGTCTTCTGTGACTGTGCCTGTGAAGGGTACTCTGAATGGGCTACAATCAAACACCTCGTATGGGCACGAACAGGCCTACACGATATCAACTTAAAGGAAGCAAACGCATGACTTACGTACTCTACAAACGTGACCGCTCACCGTACTGGTGGGCGCGTATCGCCCAACTCGACAGTGATGGTCGGGTTGTTGGCTATTCCCGGGTCAGCACTAAGCGCACCGACAAGGCCGAGGCCAAGCTGGTGGCCGCGCAGTCAAGCAAGACCCGCAACGATCGGGCACAGTTGGGCACCAAGATCAAGTGCACCATCGGTGAAGCCGCCGATCGCTACATCACCGAATTAACAGCGGCAGGTAAATCGTCTGTGAAAGACTTCCACGTGTTTACTAAACGCGCGAAGTACAGCAACTCTCGATTGACGTTGTCGAATCCTATCGAGTTCTTAACACGCACAGAACTCGCGACCCTTCGAGCCCAACGGCTCAACGAGGGCTACTCCCCGGCTTATATCAACAACGAGATCACCTTCTGGGTGACGGTCTACAACAAGGCCCGCAATGACTACGACATGGCCGTAGCACACGACCAGAACTTCAAGGGCCTGAAGCTGGAGACCAAAGAAAAGACGCGGTACCTACTCGATGGTGAAGAGGCCCGCTTGTTGACTGAACTAGACCCAGCCCGTCAGATGGGTGGTGTGGGTGAGCACATCCGCTCGGCCCTTCAGGATCAGTACGACCTTGTCGTGTTCCTGCTGGACAGCGGTGCACGCTACACCGAGGTGGCCGAGGTCCCTTGGACGGCCATCGATGTGATCAACTGGAAGACCGTGAACATCTACCGCGACAAGGTGGGCAACGAAGGCACCATCGCTATGACAACACGGCTACGAGAGATCCTACAGCGACGCTACGAGCGTAACGGCAATACGCCTTACGTCTTCAGCGGTAAGGATCCAATGAATCCACGCGGGTACTCTACTCGTGGGATCCGCAACGCTATCGACCGGGCGGGCCTGAACAGCCCATCACTGGTCAAGCGCTACGGTAAGTTCACTCCGCACTCATTGCGTCACACGTTCGCCTCTCGCCTCGTGCAGGGTGGGCTGTCGCTTTATGCGGTCAGTAAACTACTCGGTCATTCGACCACCACCATGACGCAACGCTACGCCTTCCTGTCCTCAAGTCAGGTGGCAGAGCAAGCGGCAGACATTCTTAACGCAAACAAGGGGTAACTCATGCAAGAACTTTTTGAATTCTATAACTGGTTTATGAACGGCCTGTTTTACCAGTGTGTCTGGTTGCTACGCTATGGTGCTGAGAATTTTGGAATGACCTACGAAGCCCTCAATATCTGGGTCTTCGTTGTCGTACACCCTTTGATCACACTCTGTGCGATCTACAAGTGGTGGGCTTGGAAACGTGCACATAATCTGCACATCCAGCAAAGTCGTAACCCCCGTGATGAACACTCAGTTCATTTTGTGTGAGTGATCACAAGGGCTTAGTTTGGTTGCGGGAGTAGGATTTGAACCTACGACCTTCAGGTTATGAGAACTCTGAACGACCTACTAAGCCCTTGATGTAACGCGAAAAGTTACTGGAATAACAAAGCAGTACAGTAACTCGCGAACCAGTAAATAAACAAAATCAGAGGCTTACATGAACGAAGAAACCTGCACACTATCTGCACACGACCGCCAACGCCTGATCTCCAAGCTGTCTATCGACTTGGGCAAGGGCTCACCTGAAGACGCCCAGATCCTGCATGAAATGGCGGGGGTGGATGAGGGTGTCGAACGCTATCAGGCAACACTACAAGATCCGGCCACACGTCTCTCCGACACTGCCGCCGGTCGTAAGATTTTCAACGAGACAATGTCGCTGTTGGTCCCCGCTGTTCGCGAGGCGCAGGACATTGCAATCGACGGTATCGCCAACTCAGGCAAGGGCCTTCGCCCACAGTGGTGGTGGTACATCTCTTTCGTTTCACCAGAGAAGCTGGCGTACATCACCATGCGGTCCATCCTTGGGATGCGTGTAGCCAACGGGGGCGTCGGTCGTAAGGCCACCCACATCTGCCTCGAGATCGGCCAAGCTGTTAAGCAACAGGTCGAGTTCGAGAAGTGGCTGGCCGAGTCCAAGAGGACTGCCAAAGAGACAGGCGGTCGTGACCTTGCGGCCCAGTTGGTACGCCGGGCCAAGAACTTCAACCAACGGCAGTGGGGTAACTGGTGCCGCAAGATCGACAGCATCGAGACCCTCGACTGGCGTCGTGATGTGAAGATGCACATCGGCTCAAAGCTGTTGGAACTGAGTCTCGAGAACACAGGTGGATTCTTCCGCCTCGAGTACGTTCAGATCCGCAATAAGACTGAGCGTCAGGTGTTCTTGTCTGACGCCTGTCAGTCCATGATCGAAGACATCAACTCACGCATCGAGGCTATGTCCCCGGTGCTGAAGCCGATGCTCATCGAGCCACAGCCTTGGGGCTGGGATGAACTGACCCGCACCTACAAAGGTGGCTACTACATGGTCAACGTCGAACTGATCCGGGGTGGTCTGCATAAGCACACCGCCTCATTGGACCAGCCGCTGTCTGACATGACACTCAGTGCGGCCAACATCCTCGGCTCTGTTGGGTGGGTGGTGGACACAGACACTCTCTCGCTGACTGAGGAGGTCTACAACAACGGCCTCGAGTTGATCGAGGGGTTGCCCAAGCCTGACCCTGTCGCGTTCCCTGCGCGCATGGCTGATGACGTTTGGGAGGCCCTTGGTAAGGTCGAGAAGGCCGAGTGGAAGTACAACCTCGCCAAGATCCACGGCAAGAATGCTCGTGATGTTAGCAAGCGTGAGTCTGCAATCCGCAAGATCCACATTGCCAACAACCACCAGGATTTTGATGAAGTCTTCCACCCCGTGAAGATGGATACCCGTACACGCTTCTACTACACGACGCCTGACTGGAACCCACAGGGTGACGGTATTGCCCGGGGCACCATGAAGTTCGCTAACCGCGCACCTCTCGGTGACCGTGGCCTCTACTGGTTGGCCGTCCGCCTGAACAACACCTTCGGAAACGACAAGGTGTCCTTCTCCGATATGCAGGATTGGGCCCGCGAGAACCACGACAATATCGTGGACAGCGCACTCAAGCCTCTGGATGGGTGGAGGTTCTGGGCTGACGCTGAATCACCGCTCGAGTTCTACCAGACCTGTATTGAGTGGATGAGTGCCACAGGCATGACCAACCCCGCGAAGTTCATGTCTGCCCTGCCGATCCACCAAGACGGTAGCAACAACGGACTTCAACTTATGTCCCTGCTTGGCCGCGATCCTCTCGGTGCCAAGCTGACCAACTGCTCTGCTGACCCTACCCGCTATGACATCTACGCTGAGACAGCGACGGTGGTACAGCGGCTGGTCAACGAAGACATCCTCAACGGTCGCCGTATCGAAGAGGCTGGTCATTGGGCAGGACATATCAACCGATCAGTGTGTAAGCGTGCGTGCATGACCACGTCCTACGGTGTCACCCCTCGTGGCATCCAAGACCAACTCATGTCGGACGGCCATGTTGAAGGTCTCGAAGGTGATCCCATCAAGAATGCGGGTTACATGAGAGACAAACTGATCGAGGCCCTTGAGACAACGATCGTGGCCTCGCGTCCCATCATGGATTACTTCCAAGGTGTGGCGTCAGCCCTTGCTGAGTTTGATATTCCACTGAAGTGGGTAACCCCTGCCGGATCAATCGTCCAACAAAGCTACTGGAACGTAGCCAAGTCAGACGTGAAGACCGTCATGGGTTCATACTTCATGTGGGACGAGAACCCACAGGGTGGTCTCAACCAGCGGAAGCAGTTGCTGTCATCCTCCCCCAATATCATTCACTCGATCGACGCATCACTCATGCAACACATGGTGCTACGTCTTCGCGATATGGGGATCAATGACATCGCCTGTATCCACGACAGCTTCGCTGTCCATGCGTGTAACGTGGACACTATGCGTGACACCATCCGCCATGTGGCCGCCGATATGTTCGGAGGCAACTGGATCCGCGATGAGTTCCACGAATACGTCCGCTCATATGCCAAGGGCATCGATCTCCCAGAGCCTCCCGCTCAAGGAGCATTCGACGTAACTGAAGTGCTCAAAGCTGAGTACTTCTTTGCGTGATTTCAACCAGTTGCAATTGGAGGATGCTATTGCCCAGAAAGGCATTTGACCTAGAGGACGACCTTCAGCCCCATCACATACCACTTGTGACGCGGGCTGTCGCGGAGTTCGCACTGACCGGCGCATTGTCGGTCGATGTCGTGATGGAACTACAGAACGAAGGGTTGGATTACCGATCCATACTCGACGCCTGTATGTGCCACCCGACCTACACATCAACGACCCACTAAGGAAACAGAATGACAAAGAAGCAGATGACCGTTTTAGTAAGCCCTCTCGCAACAGCCGCATATGCATGGCTTGCACGTCCAGATGAAGGACAAGAGTATTCAGACGGTAAGTACAAGGTGACACTGGTGCTCGACAAGAAAGAGCCGGGTGTCGAGGAGTTCATCGCTGACATGACCACCAAGGCAGAAGCCATGGGCACTGCCGAGTTCGGCAAGTTGCCTAAGACTTTCCGCTATCCCTACAAGGACGGCGACGACGGTGGTAAGGAAGAGTTCGAAGGTAAGTACTTGATCGTCGCTAAGACCAAGTACCAGCCCGGCTTCGTGGACGCATCTAAGCGTGCTCTGGCCGAGGATGTATTCCCCATGTCTGGTGATGTCATCCGCGCATCCTTCGGCATGATGCCGTACAAAGCAGGAGGTGCCTTCGGTGTCTCTTGTCAGCTACGCAACGTGATGCTGATGGAGAAGCGCAACAGTGGTGGCGGGTCTGATGACTTCGCTGACATCGCGGCCACCGCCGCATCAACAGGAGACACTACAGGTGACGACGAAGACTTCGACCTCTAAGGTCAGTCTTCTCGAGCACATGAAAATGTACCTAGGGGCCTCGGCGTTGACGATCACACTGAACGTCGCGCCGGTCCCTGCTTCACGACCTCGAGTATCCAAGTGGGGCACCTACTACGGCAAGAACTATGAGAAGTTCCGCCGCGAAGTGCGTGACCTACTCGTGAACCACAGCGGTGAGAAAATCACCGGTGAGATTTATGCGATAGTCGAGTGCGTGATCGAGCCACCCAAGACAACCAAGCGTGATTACCCAAGGGGCGACGTAGACAACTACGCCAAAGGCCCCTTGGATTCACTTACGTCTAACGGGAACTTCTGGCACGACGACGATCAGATCACAGCGCTCTTCGTATCCAAACGCTTCGCTGAAGCGGGCGAAGAACCTGCCATACACATTCACTACACAGAGGCTAAAGATGAAACAAAATGAATTGCTTATGAAACACTTCGAGAACGTAGGTTCGATCTCTAACATGGAAGCACAGAGTATGTATAAGATCCGCGCCCTCCCGCGCCGGGTCTCTGATCTCGAGGCGAAGGGGTACAAGTTCGATCGTGTTCGCAAGACCGACTTAACTGGACAACGCTACGTAAGGTACGTGTATGTCCGCGCTGATTGAGGCGCACCAATCCTGTCCAGACTGCGGTTCAAGCGACGCACTGAGCGTGTATGAGGATCACTCATATTGTTTCAGTTGCGAGACTTGGACCGCCTCTGGCTCTACATCTAAACCACAGCGGAGTAACAGGTTGAGCGGCTTAATCACTGGGGGTAACTACACCTCATTACCAAAACGAAGATTGAAAGAAGAGACTTGCCGCCTGTTTGATTACAAGGTCGGTAAGCACAAAGATAAACCAGTACACCTCGCGCACTACCGTGACGTTGAGGGCAACGTGGTTGCACAGAAGGTGCGTTACCCAAGCAAAGAGTTTGCGATCATGGGTGACGCAAGCAATATCGTTCTCTTCGGACAACACCTCTGGAAATCTGGAGGTAAGCGCATTGTGGTTGTGGAGGGTGAGATCGATGCCCTCTCATATTCACAGTGTGCACCGGGGTGGCCTGTCGTCTCAGTCCCACAAGGAGCACAGTCAGCAAAGAAGTACATCAAGAAGTCTTTGGATTTTCTGGAGGCCTTCGACGAGATTTGCTTCATGTTTGACAACGACGAGCCGGGAAGCAAGGCCGCACGTGAGTGCGCTGATTTGATCACCCCGGGCAAGGCCACCATCGCAATCCTGCCACTGAAGGATGCATCGGATATGTTGGTTGAGAACCGCGTGAAGGAACTACTCACGTCGGTCTACTCAGCCAAGTCTGTGCGCCCTGATGGTGTCATTAACGGTAAGGAACTATGGGATGCTGTTAGCAAACCTCAAGTCTTGGGCACGCCGTATGAGTTTCCTAGTTTCAACAAGGTACTCTTTGGCCTACGTCCACGTGAAATTGTTACGCTCACGGCTGGGTCCGGTGTTGGTAAGTCTACGATTGCCGCACAGATTGCGTACGATCTTGCAATCAGGCATGGCAAGAAGATCGGGTACATCGCGCTTGAAGAAAGTGTTGCGAGAACTGGACTTCGATTCATGTCAATGCAAGTCGGGCGACCGTTGCATCTTCCGCAAGATCTGTCAGAGGATGAGCGGCGACGGGCATTCGACGCGACGTTAGGTGGGGGTAACTTCCTACTGTACGATCACTTCGGATCACTCGACTCCGACCACCTTCTTGCAAAGCTGAAGTACATGGTCACGGGTCTTGGTGCAGAGTTCCTGTTCATTGATCACCTCTCAATCCTACTGAGTGGTGGTGACTTTATGACAGGCAACGGCGACGAGCGGAAGCAGATCGACTACACCATGACTAAGCTACGGTCGTTCACAGAACAGACCGGCGCAGGGATGATGCTGATCTCACACCTGAAGCGCCCATCGGGTGACAAAGGTTTTGAGGATGGCCTCGACCCAACCCTGTCCAGCCTACGTGGCTCACAGTCCATCGCGCAATTGTCTGACGCTGTTATCTCAGTGTCGCGCAACGCATCCGATGGACAGAACACATTGAAGATTAAGTGTCTGAAGAACCGATACGCCGGACTAACCGGAGACATCGGCCATCTCAGGTACAACCCAGATACAGCAACTCTCGAGGAAGTAGATGGGGACTTCGATAAAAACCTAGAGGAGACCGATGCCTTTTGACAACGAACGCCGCGAAACTCCGGCGACGCAGAAGGGAACTAAAGAAAGAACTGGTGGCTTACTTCGGAGGATCTTGCGCTCGATGCGACACCATACTGCCCATCGAGTGTTTTGACTTTCACCACACAGACCCCCGCATGAAAGACTTCTCGGTCTCTCAAGAAGCGCTCTGCCGTTACAAATGGGAGCGCGTTCTTGAAGAGGCCTCGAAGTGCTTAATGCTTTGCGCGAACTGTCATCGAACAGTTCACGCGCTCAACGAGGAGAACTATTTTGAAGACGCTTATAGCAGACATAGAGACGAACGGACTACTCCCGGAGTTGGAGACTTGCCACTGTTTGGCGGTGGGCTCGTTGGACCTTGACGACATTGTTGTCTACGCCGACCAGCCTAACTACCCGCCACTCGCTGAAGGTCTTGCAAGACTAAGGGAAGCCGACCGTGTTGTGTTTCACAACGGGTGTGGGTTTGACTACCCCGCCCTCCGTAAACTCTACGGTAAGGATGTGCTCGATCGGTCCAAGGTGTTTGACACTTTGCTTCTATCGCGCCTCGTGGAACCAGCCAACCGATCACACGCACTTGAGAAGTGGGGTGAGCGTCTCGGCTTCCCGAAAGGTGACTACTCCGATTGGAGCCAGTTCACCGACGAGATGGCTACGTACTGCAAACAAGACGTGGCCGTAACCCAGCGTGTCTATCACACACTCATGCAGAAGATTGATGAGAAGTGGGAGGCCGCGCTACGCCTCGAGCACGACTTCGCTTGGGTTATGTCATTACAAGAACAGCACGGCTTCCGCTTGGATGTTGAGGCTGTTCAAGAACTTGATGCTGAGTTGCGCCAAGAGATGGCAACCATCGAGCAAGAGTTGCAGAAGGTATTCCCGCCGATCACGATCGAACGTGTGAGCGAGAAGACCGGCAAGCCGCTCAAGTCAAAGATCGAGATGTTCAATCCCGGGTCCCGCAAACAGATCGCGGAGCGCCTGAAGGATATGTACAACTGGGTACCAAAGAAGTTCACCCCCGCCGGGTCGCCACAGATTGACGACTTAGTGTTGGGTGACCTCGACTACCCAGAGGCGCGGCTGTTGGCTCGGTACTTCCGATGCCAGAAGCAACTCTCAATGATCAGTGAGGGTGACAGCGCTTGGTTGCGTTGCGTTCGTGACGGCTACGTCCACGGGCGTGTCAACACAATCGGCACCGCCACCTCACGGTGCTCTCACTTCGCCCCCAACATGGCACAGGTAGACAAGAAGGATAAGCGTATGCGCGCTGTCTGGTTGCCTGACCCCGGCCACAAGCTGGTTGGTTGTGATGGTGATGCACTCGAGTTGCGAATGCTTGCGGCATACCTCCACCACTTCGATGGCGGTAAGTACACACACTCGTTGCTTGAGGGTAAGAAAGAGGACGGCACTGACGTCCACTCGATGACCGGCAAGCTGGTTGAGTGTGGCGATCGAGATCAGGTGAAGCGCCTGACGTACGCCTACCTATATGGCGCTGGTGATCCCAAGCTAACTCAGATCCTGCGTGAAGCAGGGGCTGGTGTTAAGACGGGTAAGGAAGCCAGACGCCGTATGAACGAGGGCATCACAGGCCTCGGCAAGCTATCCACATTGGTGCGCTCTCGCGTTAAGCGGGGATACATCAAAGGTGTGGATGGCCGACACGTGCCGGTGGTTGGTGAGCACAGCGCTCTCAACTACTTACTACAGTCAGCCGGTGCCATCCTTATGAAGAAGGCCATGCAAGTCTTTCACTACGATCTCTGCGCATCAAGCGGGTTCGTAAAGGACGACGAGCCTGTCCACTTCCACTACTGCGCCAACGTCCACGATGAGGTGCAACTCTCGTGTGAGCCTGAACACGCCGAGACGTTGGGCAAATTGTTTGCGGAATCAATCAAGATTGCAGGTGAGCGCTTGGGTTTGAAGTGTCCTACTTCAGGCTCCTACGACATCGGATCTAGTTGGTTAGAAACCCACTAGGAGAACTAATGACAACAGCACTAATTGACGCCGACATTGTCGCGTTTCGTGCCGCCGCCAAGTCGCAAGATGACTTCGGTGACGGCAAGGTAAGCGACGCCCGCGTGGCGATCCGCGAGGCCGAGCACATACTTGAACAATGGGTTAAGTATGTGAAACCAAATAACATCCTGCTCTGCTTCTCATGTCCGACCCGGAAGTATTTCCGCCACGACATCTACCCAGAGTACAAAGCACAGCGCGTGCAATTAGAGAGGCCTCCTGCTCTTTCTAATGTCATTGAGTATCTGAAGTCCAAGTACAAGTTTATGACGCTCCCCGGCCTCGAGGCTGATGACGTTATGGGCATCATGGCTACAGGCACAACCATCAAAGATGGTGTGATTGTTTCGATCGATAAAGATATGCAAACAATCCCCGGGAAGTTCATCAACCCTGACAAGATGCGGCGTCCAGTTCGCATCAATGCCGGGGCGGCTAACCTACTGGTCTTCCGCCAAGCGATGACCGGCGACTCTACCGACAACTACCGTGGTATTCCCGGGGTGGGTGCGGTGAAGGCTGACAAGATCTTAGGTGGGGCCAACCAATTAAACCTATGGGGTGCAGTAGAACAGGCGTTCAGCGACAACAAGCTGACGACTGAGTACGCACTCACAATGGTTCGTCTCGCCCGCATCTTGCGTGCCGAGGATTACAACTTTGAAACTGGAGAGGTTCGCCTATGGCATCCCGCAAAACCCCAGTGGATGACGCCGTCAGCCCACAACACTACCAACTCGACGGCATCCAAGTCTACGACTACATCGAGCAAGTCTGCCGAGATCTCCCCGGAGATGAAGCAGTCGCCGTTGCCAACGTCATCAAGTACATCAGCCGATACCGAAGAAAAGACGACGGTCATCCAGCAAGCACCCACATCCGCAAAAGCGGGTGGTATCTCAACAGGCTCCTCCAAGCTGTCGAAAAAAAAGAGAGGGCTGGTGCATGAACAATCGTGAGCAATGTGCAATGGAGTTCAGCCGCACGGCTGGACAACCCATTAACACAGAGATCACAGATGACACGCTACTCTTCCGCATCAAGCTGATGCGTGAGGAGATGCGTGAAGTAGAGGAAGCGGCAGACGTCGTCCTCTATGAGCACTGTTGTGGGAAGGGTGCATCCGCCCGCACACGTGCTGATCTCTTAAAAGAACTGTGTGACCTTCAGTATGTTTTGTCTGGACTGCTCGTGACCTTCGGTCTCGATGACGTCTTTGATGCGGCATACAACCGCGTGCACCTGAGTAACCTATCAAAGTTCCCCGCCACCAAAGCCCCCGACGGCAAGGTGATGAAGGGGCCAAATTACAAACCACCATATCTTGAGGATTTAGTATGAGCATTTCAACACGCGCGCAGATCGTCACGCGACGTACGTACAACAGGCCGACAAACGAAACAGGCACAGAGTTTGAAACTTGGAGTGAAACGATCGATCGGGTTATCTCCCATCAGAAGTGGTTGTGGGAGCGTGCTAGTGGCACAGAACTTACGGCGGCCGGTGAGACTGAACTGAATGATCTACGCCAGCTAATGCTGGACCGTAAGGTGTCCATGTCTGGCCGTACGTTGTGGCTTGGTGGTACTCCAATCTCCCAACGTCGTGAGGCCTCTCAGTTCAACTGCTCATTCACACACGCTAAGACCGTGAGTGACATGGTTGATATTCTCTGGTTGTTGCTTCAGGGTTGTGGTGTTGGCTTCAAGCCGATCCCCGGTACGTTGTCTGGTTTCTCTCGCCCAATCGGTGCCGTTCAGATTGTCCGGACTGCACGTACAGAGAAGGGCGGCAACCCCAACAACGTAGAAGAGTGGCACCCAGACACCAAGCATTGGATCATCCGCGTTGGCGATAGCGCCGAGGCATGGGCCAAAGCTGTTGGCAAACTGATGGCGGGTAAGTTCCCCGCTGAGATGCTGACACTAGACTTCTCAGAGATCCGACCAGCGGGTGACCGCTTGGCTGGCTATGGCTGGATCAGTTCCGGTGATGAAGCAATCGCTCGTGCCTTTGCCGCAATCTCTGAGATCATGTCGAAGCGTGCCGGTCAATTACTGAAGTCTATGGATATCCTCGATATCGTGAACTGGTTGGGTACCGTGTTGTCTTCACGCCGCTCTGCCGAGATCGCTATGTATGACTTCGGTGATCCAGAGTGGAAAGAGTTTGCGCTGGCAAAGAATGAGTACTGGGTCAACAACCCACAACGTGCTCAGTCTAATAACTCGCTGGTGTTCTACACCAAACCACTACGCCCTGAACTGCGTGGCGTCTTCCAGACAATGCTGGACGCCGGTGGCTCTGAGCCGGGCTTCATCAACGGCGAGGCCGCACGTGCTCGTGCCCCTTGGTTCGCTGGTGTAAACCCGTGCGCTGAGATCCTGTTGGGTGATAAGAGTTTCTGCAACCTGACAGAGATCGACTTGGCTAAGTTCCAAGGCGACACACACAGTCTGCACTACGCGGCCAAACTGATCGCTCGTGCGAACTACCGCCAGACTTGCGTCAACTTGAACGACGGTATCCTGCAAGACGCGTGGCACCAGAACAACCAGTTCCTGCACTTGTGTGGTGTTGGTGTTACCGGTGTGGTTCGTAGTGGCATGGATGCCTACGACTTTAAGTCGTTGCGTAACATTGTGGTTCAAGCGGCCTACTCAATGGCCGACGAGTTGAACCAGCCCCGTCCGAAAAACGTGACAACAATCAAGCCAAGCGGCACGTTGTCTAAGATCATGGACACCACTGAAGGTGTACATAAGCCCTTGGGCAAGTACATCCTGAACAACATCAACTTCTCTAAGCATGACCCGGTGATCCCGATCCTGCGTGAGGCTGGCTACCGTGTCTTCGATAACCCGATGGACAAGGACGCAGTGCTGGTGACTTTCCCTGTTGAGTGGAAGGACGTCTCGTTCGATGTTGTCGATGGTAAGCACGTCAACATGGAGTCGGCACTTGTCCAACTCGATCGTTACAAGATGATGATGGACCACTACGTCGAGCAGAACTGCTCAGTGACAATCAGCTACGACCCCTCTGAAGTAGAGGACATTGTGGACTGGTTGCTGAACAACTGGGACAGCTACGTCGGTGTGTCGTTCATTCTTCGTGCAGATCCTTCGAAGACTGCCACCGACCTTGGTTACCTGTACCTTCCACAAGAAGTGACCACCAAGGAAATCTACGACGAGTATGTTGCAAAGCTGAGTCCAGTAGATCTCGAGAAAGCAAACAGCTTCGACGAGATCATGGATGATGAGTGCGCGACCGGCGCTTGTCCAATTCGATGAGGTAAAACTATGGCACCAGAAGAGTTCGGAATGTGGGGTCTTGCGGTGCTTGCGTGGGTGGTGGCGTTGTATTCAGCGCTGTTCGCCCACGCCTTCGTTCGTGAGTACACACGGGCCCTGTGGTTAGAACACCAACTACGGCTCAGATACTTAGACAAAGTTGATGGTGGAGAAGAAGACCCATTTAACTAACAAGAGGAAAACGTATGAACATAACCGCTGAACTAATCGACCACATGGGGTCTGACCTCACCGTGATCAATGCGGCAAAGGTGTCTTTTCACAAAGAGGCCAAAGAGTACAGCCCAAGTGATGAGCGGTTGATCCGCTACTTGGCTGTCCACAACCACTGGACACCCTTCTCACACCCGCAGATCACACTGCGTGAGAGGGTTCCAATGTTCGTGGCACGTCAGCGCTTCAAGCACATGGTCGGATTTACGTACAACGAGGTCTCAAGACGCTACGTCTTCGACGCCCCTGAGTACTACGTCCCGCCTGTGTGGCATGAGCGCCCAGACGGTAGCATCAAGCAGGGTGCCGGAGGTGCTCATAAGGACCAGAAGACCCTGAAGCTGGCCTACGAGACGGCAGTCGCTATGTGCGATGACATCTACCACACCATGCTCAACAAGGGTGTAGCCCCTGAACAGGCCCGTATGGTCCTACCAATGAGCATGATGACTGAGTACTACGTCACCGGTTCTCTAGCCGCCTTCGCCCGGGCATACCGCCAACGTATCGACGCCCACGCCCAACACGAGATCCAACAACTCGCGATTGAGTGGGACAAGATAATCCAACCACTATTCCCGGTTTCGTGGAAACACCTTACAGAGGGGGCTTCTGCCCATGAGTGATCTAAATGAAACACAAGGTATCCTAGATACCGAGATAACAGAGTCTGTAATGCACTTCATTGATGTATTGGACTCTCTCTACCCCCACCGCTGTATCAGCAGAACTGAAGATGTAATTGATGCCCACCGCTACGCGGCTGTGCGTGAATTTATCGATGAGTTAGTGGCCGTCAAAAACGACCACTTGGAGGGCGGAGATGTTGATTAGAGAAATGTCTCAGGGTGATGTCGAGTACTCAGTTCAACTGGCGAAAGATATGCATCACGAGTCTTGGTTCAGTCATTACGACTTCGACATCAACAAGGCTCGACAACTTTGGGATCGCAAAGTAGCGCAACCGGACAACTACTGTCTCTTTGTGGCAGAAGAAGATGGCGCAGTAATCGGCGTATTCGCTGGTATGGCGTTTGAACACTTCTTCGGTAACGACAAGGTGGCCGCAGATTTAATACTGTACGTTGATCCAGAGCGCCGTGGAGGCACCGCCGCACCACGTCTTATCAAGGCCTATGAACAATGGGCGCGTAGTGTCGGATGTAAAGACATACAGATAGGCGTTTCCACAGGCATTCAGGTTGATCGCACCGCGCGATTATTTGAAAAATTAGGTTTCGGACACCGAGCCTATATCTTTAGAAAGAGGGTTTAATTATGTGTGGAGGCTCTTCAGCACCCCCGGCACCACCACCACCCGCACCACCACCTCCTCCAGCACCTACGGCACCTAGCGCAAGCGCGTCAGCCTTGCCAGACTCTTCGGCTTACACCGAAGCAAGTCGCCGTAAGAACATGGGTAAGAGTACTCGTGGTCAACTCCGAATTGAGTTGGGCACTGGTGGCGGCAAGTCGGTAGGAACCGGCGTTAACACTAACCAGTAAGGGGAACATAATGGCAGAGACGGCCAAGTCTCGTTACGAGATGATGAAGCGGAAACGCGACCCCTATCTGAGACGTGCCAGAGACTGTGCCGCTTTGACTATTCCCGCACTGATGCCTCCGGAGGGACACAACGAGTTTGCTGTCCTTCCGGAGCCTTATCAAGGTTTAGGCGCGCGTGCCGCAGTAAGTCTGGCGTCGCGTCTAATGGTAGCCATGTATCCACCGGGAAAGCCTAGTTTCAAACTAGACGTTCCTCCCGAGGCACGGATCATGTCAGGGGAAATGGCGGTAAGTAATGACATCGAACAAGGTCTCGTACTTTCCGAAAAACTAATTCAATCCGAGATTGAGCGAAAGCAGTGGCGACGTTCCACTAACCTCGCCCTCCAGTACCTACTTGTCACTGGTAATTGTCTTGAGTTTATGCAACCGGACAATTCAATTCGGATCTTCAGGCTGGACCAGTATTGCGTAAGTCGCGATATGTCCGGCGCACTTAAAGAGATCATCACAGAGGAATACCTTTCCCCTGAAGCCCTACCTGAAGAGGCGCGGGCAATGATCGCAACTGACGACTTCTCTCAGACTCGCGTCCCCCTCTACACCCACATCAAACTGGATAAGAAGGGTGTCTTTAAGGTCTACCAAGAGATCAACAGTAAGGTCGTATCGGGCTCACAAGGCGAGTATGAAGTACTCCCCTACAACGCCCTACGATACACGTCTGTTATTGGTGAGGATTACGGTCGTGGTAAGGTCGAGGAACACCTCCCCGACCTCCGCGCTATCGATGCACTTTCGAAGTCATTGATCGACGGTGCCGCTATGGCATCACGTAACGTCACTATGATCCGACCTAACGCGGCTGGTGGTATCAACCTACGCCGACGCTTCGCAAAGGCTGACAACGGTGACATCATTGTTGGCAACCCTGAAGACGTGGTCATGCTTCAATTCCAGAACAATAACGGTATGCAACTATGCGCCGCTGAACTGGAACGGCAGACCCGTGAAGTGTCCCAAGCATTCTTGATGGGTGCATCTACTGTTCGAGACTCTGAGCGTACGACGGCCTTTGAGGTCCGCCGCATGACAGAAGAACTCGAAGGTACTTTGGGTGGCGTCTACTCACAACTTAACCAAGAGATGCAACAAGCACGACTGAAGCGCCTGGTACTCCAGATGAAGCGGTTGAAGATGTTGCCTGATTGGCCGGAAGGCCTGATCGAACCTGTGATCCTCACGGGCCTCGAGACCTTGGGTCGTGAGCAAGACATTAGCCGAGTACAGACAGCACTCCAGTTCATTACTGGTATGCCCCCAGAAGTTCTCACCTATGTGAAGTTTGACGCGCTGTTAGGCAAAGCCTTCTATGGCTTGAACCTACCTGACGCAGTTCGCTCTGAGCAAGAAGTTCAACAGATCCAACAACAGCAAGCCCAACAACAGGCCATGATGGCCGGTGCCCAACAGTTCGCGTCTAACGCGGGCGGTGCGGCGGCGGACATGGTCGCGCAACAAGCGCAAGCGGCTCCACAGCAATAAGGAAATCATATGGCAGAAGCATCAGTCGTACCCGGCTCCGATGAGTACAACGAAGAGATGGCAGGTCTGTTTTCGAACCAAGACCAAATAGCACCTACTGCGGATCAACCCGACGAGGTCCCCGTTCCTGAACTACCTGAAGGCGGTTACGAAAAGTTCTACGACGCCAAGACAGGCGAGTACAACTGGCAGAACCACGCCAAGGAACTGGAGTATCGCCTTAACGGCAAGAAGCAGGAGCAGTTAACCGAAGAGCAAGTAGAGAACGTACGTAACGCGTCGCGAGATGAAGTTACTGATGTTGTCTCACGTGCTGGTTTGGATGCCAACCAACTCCAACAACAACTCAACACCACCGGGCAACTCTCAGAAGATGCTTACGCCGCTCTCGCCAAACAAGGCTTGAGCCGTGAGTTGGTGGACGTCTACGTTGACAACTACAACTACCGCGTAAACTCTACCCGCGATGAGGCCTTGCGCCACATTGGTGGTGAGGCAGAGTGGAATGGGTTGTCACAGTGGGCGGCAGAAAACCTAACTGAAGGTGAAGTCACTCAGTACAACAACCTACTTGCCTCGAGCGAGTGGCGCGTTGCTATGGACGCTCTACGTGTCCGACGTGACTCTGCCTACGGCGAACCGCGTTTGATGGGTGGTGACCAGTCTATTAACGGCTCTGGCTTCGGCTACCGTTCCAAGTCTGAGATGAAATCAGACATGGCAGATGTACGCTACACCAAAGATCCTGCGTTCCGAAAGCAAGTCATGCAGAGGATGCAATCAGCAACATGGGATCTTGATCAGTAATGAAGTTGCATTGGGGGGACTAAATGTCCCCCTTTTTTTTGCAATTGAGGCGGGGTTCTGCCCTAGAGGCTTACAGCGTATCTAATGACTAGCCCTCAAGCGACGCGCTTGTGGTGATTTCTGATGTTCCTTGGCCGGAACTGACCGATATCTCCATGCCGAAATACCGATTACCAACTGACCCGCTACGGTGGACAATCTGATTGGGAAACGTGCGAAGGCGAAACATTTCACCTTTTCAACTTCCTTTTTAAATGGAGAACTTGCGATGGCTACTGGCACCGCTTCTTCCCCCGTTCGCTTTGGCGCTGGTCAATCTAGCCCTACCGATGTTCGTTCACTCTATTTGGACGTATTCGGTGGTGAGGTTCTGACCGCCTTTGACAATGCTACCGTCACTCTTGACAAGCACACAGTTAAAAGCCTGAACGGTGGAGCTAAATCTTACCGCTTCCCAAAAACGTGGAAGGCATCCGCAGAATATCATAATCCCGGCACTGAGTTGCTTGGAAATGACTTCACCACTGGCGAGACCACGATCAACGTGGACGACATTCTTGTGTCGCATTACGCCATTGCTGACTTGGATCGCATTCTGTCTCACTTCGATATGCGCTCGATCATCTCTAGCGAGATGGGCCGCGCCTTGGCTAAAGTGTTCGACAAGAACGTCTTCCGTCAAATCATTAAAGCCGCCCGCGACACTGGCTCTGCACCGTTCCCCGGTGGTGAGCGTGTGATCGACAGTGCACTCGCCGCTACCGGTGGTGTGTACAACGGCAAGGACTGGATCGACGCGATCCGCGACGCCAACATCAAGCTATATAACAAGGATGTCCCCGAAGATATGCCTCGTTACTTGGCTGTTAAGGCTGAAGTCTTTGATGCGATTAAGTTCGCCAAAGACGCCGACGGTAACTACATGATCTTGAACCGCGATTTCCAATCTACCGATATTGGTGGTGGTATCAACAAGCGCGCAGAGAGCATTGTTATCGACGGTGTAACCGTGGTTAAATCTCGCAACATCCCCGGCTCGGACGAGTCTGCCGCCACCGACGTGTACTCTAAGTACCGTGGTGACTACAGCACGACCGCTGGTGTGATGTGGTGTCCTCAAGCTGTGGCTACGGTCAAGCTGTTGGACATCAGTATGGAAACCGAGCGCGACGTTCGCCGCTTGGAAGACTTCATGGTCTCCAAGATGTTCGTCGGACACGGCACCATGCGTCCAGAAATGGCTGTGGAATTTGCCACCGCCTAATTCTCATTCGAGAAACAACCAAGGGCTACTCCTGCTTACGCGGGGGTGGCCCTTTTTTTTGAGGTATCAGAGATGCTTACAAAACTAGATGCAGTCAACATTGTTCTCAATGCTATTGGCGAAACACCGGTGTCATCCCTGACCTCTGGTCTCCCTGACGCTGAGTCTGCTGAGTCAAAATTAGACGGGACAATTAAAGAAGTTCTGTCCAAAGGATGGCACCAAAACCTTGAGCGCTCAATTGTGATGAGCCGAAACAAGGATGGTGAGATTGTTGTTCCCCGTCAATATCTACGTGTTGACACTGTAGGGCGTGACGAGTCTATCAACGTAGTTATTCGCAAACAGTCCGGTAAACGGAAGCTGTTTGATGTAGCAAACTACTCATACAAAATCAGTAAAGATGTGGTCGTCGATGCAATCATTGAGATTGAATTTGATGCACTCACATTTGAACTACAAAACTATATTGCGATGCGTGCGGCACGTAAGTTCCAAGAGTCCGCAATGGGCTCTGCCGCACTCGATGGCTTTGCTGTTCGACAGGAACAGGAAGCATACGCGGCGTTAATGGACGCAGAGGCTGAGAGTGAGGACAACAACATCCTCCGAAACAGCGCCCACGTCTTCTACGCCACATACCGCAATCACCCACTATCTGGGAGGTAACTCATGGGTAAACTGGTCGAGCAGTCTATCAAGACTTTATATCAAGGCGTCTCACGTCAGCCGGATCCTGTGCGACTGCCCGGTCAGGTTGAAGAGGCGGATAACATTCTGGTTTCAGTCGTGACCGGCGGTATTGAAAGCCGCCCCTCTTCGCGCCACCTCCGCACCTTTGAGGGTATATCTAAGGACGACACACCGGCTGTCTACGCGTATAGTCGAGACAACCTCGAGCAATACATGATCGTCATCAACAACGGCGACCTTCGTGTGTTTGACTTGAAAGGTGATGAGAAGGTTGTGGCCTTCCCGGACGGTAAGGAATACATCACCGGACTCACGTCACAAGACGTGTCTTTCGTGACCATCGCCGACTACACGATCATTGCTAACCGCAATCTAAAGACCCGGATGTTGCCCTCGGCTTACATCCCCGTCCATGATGCATTGATCAACGTACGTACGACTAACTCATCTACCAACTACGCAATTAAGATCATCAAGGATGGTGTGACTTACAACATCTGGTCGATGACAGTTACTAACGCCCAGAGTGCTACTCAGATGGCCGACCACATCATGGCCAATACGACACTACCGCCGGGCTTCACGTTCGAACGTACCGACACCACAATCTATTTGGTTGGTGATGGCCCCTTCGAGATCCAACACCTCGGCTCAGATCCAACGTATGGTCCTTGGACTATGGGTGACGTGGTGTCCGATCGTGTTTATCTTCCGATGACTGCACCAGAGGGTTACCCTATACGCATCGGCGGCAACATCGATGGTGACCAATATGGCTATTGGGCTTCTTATTCTAAGGCAGATGGTGGCTGGATTGAATGTCCAGATCCATACGAGCAGAACGAGTTTGACTCACGAACGATGCCTCACTGGCTTATACGTAACGCTGATGGCACATTCACCTTCCAAGAGGGTGAATACACTCCTCGGATTGCTGGTGACATTGAAACCGTCCCACACCCCGACTTTGTCAATAACGAGATCACCTCTCTCGTGTTCCACCGTAACCGGTTGGGCATCGTGTCTGGTGAGACTGTGTTCTTCAGTCAGGCGGGTAAGTACTTTAAGTTCTGGCCGGACTTCGCTACGCAGTCGTTGGACTCAGACGCCTTTGGTCTGACGGTGTCTTCAGAAACCGTGAACAACCTACAGCACGCGATCGGGTTCCGTAAGTCACTCTTCTTGACGTCTAACAAGGCGCAGTACGAAGTGTCTGGTGCACAGCTATTGACGCCTTCAACCGCGTCCGTTGACTTGTCCACCACCTACCTCACTGAGAAGAAGTGTAAGCCAATCACGTTGGGTAACACGTTGTACTTTGCGGCCCAGTCTGGTCGTGACGCTATCGTGTTCGAATACCAGTACGACGATAACTCGGTGTCTAACGTGGCGGCTGACGTCACGCTACACGCGCTTGGTTACATCCCGGCCCCCATCATTCGCATGACTGGTGACCCTACTAACGATATGTTGATGTTGCTGGCAGAGCGGGATCGCTCAAGTCTGTTTATCTATAAGACATACGTCGATGGTGACACCAAGGCTCAGTCTGCTTGGGCGCGCTGGACCTACGGTGATGACGCTTCTATCAAATGGATGGAGGTTATCGATGGTGAGTTGTACATGATCCTATCGCGTGGTGATAGTGTCTTCTTTGAAAAGACGTTCTTACGTTACGAACTCTCACAAGAGAAGCACCCCTATCAGATCTCTATGGATCGTCAGGCGACCGTTGCCGGTGTTTA